GTTACGCAAACACCTCCGTTGCCGTGGGCGTAACTGGGGACACCACTGCCCCTGCTCAGTGGTATTAGGAGATGAAGATGGAAGACAAGAAAATTGAACTGACGGTGAACGTCTTGAACGCTGTATTGGCTTATCTTGGCACGAAACCGTATCAAGAGACTTTCCAACTGATCCAAGCGATACAGCAGCAGGCTGCGCCTCAGATGGTATCCGAGCAACCAGAGGTTACTCAGTAATAATGGATGCCCAATCTCTTATTAACGCCGGGATCGCAATCGCTGGTTTTCTGGGAGGTTGGGTTCTTAAACGGATCACAGACTCCCTAGATCGGTTGGATGAGGATGTGAGGACGATGCCGGAAAAATACGTCCGCAGGGAAGATTTCCGGCATGACATCGACGAGGTGAAAACGATGTTGGAGAGGATTTTTGAAAAACTCGACTCAAAAATGGATAGGAGCTAAAAATGGGATGGTTGAAAGCAAGGTTTGGTGAGGCGTCTACGATGTCAGGTCTTGGCGTTATAGCGATGGTCGCTATGACCCTTTCGCCGCCGCAGTATCAGCCTTTGATACAGGCTATTGCTGTAGCGCTGGGTGTGGGTGGCGTAGTGCGTCCAGAAAAGTGAAAGGCAACTTTGAACCCTCGCTGGCTGCGGTTTTGCAGCATGAGGGTGGTTTTGTCAATCATCCGGCTGATCCCGGCGGCATGACTAGCCTCGGCATTACCAAGGCTGTATGGGAGGAGTTCTGTGGGAAACCAGCTACAGAGCAGGACATGCGAAACCTCACGAAAGCCATGGTGGCTCCGTTATACAAAAAGCGGTACTGGGACGCCTGCCGGTGTGATGAAATGCCTGCTGGTATTGATTACCTTGTTTTTGATTTTGCCGTTAACGCTGGTTGCGTGCGTTCTGCCAAAACTTTGCAGCAAGCGTTGAGAATACAAACCGATGGGATTATTGGGCCTGTGACATTACGGGCCGTTAAAGACGCTGATGCAAAACAACTTATTGAAGATTTTTCAAAGACTAAAGAAAACTTTTATCGCCGCCTTCCTACATTTACTACGTTTGGTAAGGGATGGCTCAATCGCGTTGAGAGCGGCAAGAAGATTGCCAAGGGAATGTTGATTAATTCTCCATAAATTCAAACACTTCATTTTCCAAACGGGAAAATTCTTTTTTATTTTTTTCTAGTTTTTTCTCAAGCCAAATCGCTTTTTTGCCTTTTCTGTCAAGAATTTCCCAGTCACCATACCCACCTTCAGGTGGGTAACAGCTTTCCGGTGCCCCACTGATATATCCAGCGGTATAACGCTCCCAGGACAACACGCGAACAATGCATGGTATGCCGCAACAGGTGGTTAAAAAAGTTTGCATTAGTCATCCTTTTTGATGCGAATACACGCCATACCCAGCACCACCACTGTTAGCACGATCAGCAGCACGTCATTTAACCATTCCACAATTTTCCTCCTTTACTTGAAGCAGCCCTGATAACGCCGAGTCAATTTCCGTCATCAGCGCATCTAGACTGTCAGACTCGACAGCCAGCCCGATATCGTCACTTGTGGCAAAGTACACGCCTGCGTCATCATCCTTGCAGACATGGACTGTAATTCTGCTCATGTGTTCTTCTCCTTCAGGGCTTTCTCGATAGCCTTGTAAAAACTTAGAATCCCGTAATTTTTCCCACCGTATAAATACGTGTCTGCTAAATCGTACACGAGCATGTCTGGTAGCCCCTTCCACTCGCGGGCTGGCTGAGGTTCATCCTCCTGCCGCGCCAGCCTCTCGCGCAAAACTTTTGCTGCGTCGCTGGCAACCTTGTGCGGATACATGGTGACTATCATGCCGCCTCCCTTGGGCTTCCTAACTTGAATCTGGGTTTCAGGATTTTCGTAACGCGCCAACGTCTCCAATGCCTCCAGCGCCTGTAGTGCGACTTCAGTCAAATCAGTCCTCGGCGTGTCGCTCATGTGTCACTCCCCACTTGTATCCACTCCGCCGCTACCTGCCAGTAGTTGTGACGCTCCCTCGCCTGCTCATGCCGCTCCATCAGCGAGTCTGCAATGCGTTGGCGCTCGGCTGCGGCGACTAGGGCGGCGAATGGTGCAAGTATTTCAATCAATCGCTTGTCGTTGCGTTCTTTGTCTGCGTGCCTTAAGACGGCATCAGTGACTCCTGTGCAATGCCCCTCGCTGTCGTAAAAATGGCTCAGTCCAGCTTCCCTAGCCATGCGGATGATTTCATCGCGTTTCATTTAATTGTTGCCTCTATAAACGCCGCCGCAACTTGCGGGACGATGGCATTGCCGTAGGCGCGCAGGCGTCCCACTCTGGCGGCAGCCCTATGAGCCAACGGGAATGTGCCGGGCTCAACTGGTCGCCACTTTCCATCGCGGCAGTAGAGCCAGTCAGCATCTCGCCAGAAGCCGTTAGTCGGACTGGGCCGTAGGGTGCTGCTTCGGCTGCCGATAACTGAATACTTCCCGCTAAAAACCGCGCGCTGCGCTTCTCTTTTTTGTGATCGGAGGCCAACGTCGTCTGCCACCCCGCGAGGTTGGCTTGCCGTGGCAACTGGTCGAAGCGATCCTTGCCATCCGCTCTCGGCGCTATGTCCGCCCCGCTGTCCTTCCAATCTCGCGTTGTCGGCGTCGACCAGCTTGCTAGAATCACATGTTCCCGTAGATTCGAGCAACCACCCATTTTTTTTGCCCGCTCGAGAACCGCTCCAGTTTTGGGCGGCAACGTGTCCATTGTCTGAGGTGTGGGCCACCCAATACAGTCTCTGTCGGATGTGCGGGGCACCGACGCCCGCAGCGCAGAGATCGACCGCTGCGCTGGTGTAGCCCGTTCCTTCCAGGTCAGCTTGTACAAGGTCGAGCCACTCAAGGCCGTTGCGGCTCGCAACTTGTTCTCCAAAGACGACTGGAGGGCGGCACTCGCTGATGAGGTAATGGAACGCTGGCCATAAGTGCCGCTCGTCAGCAAACCCCTTTCCTTTGCCTGCCGAGCTGAAAGGTTGGCAAGGGCAGGATCCTGTCCAGACTGGTCGATCATCGGGCCACCCTGCGAGTCGCAGGGAATGGCTCCAGACTCCGATGCCTGCGAAGAAGTGGCATTGGGTGTACTTTTTAAGAAAATCGGGTGTGACATCTTCAATGCTCCTTTCGTCAACGTATCCATCCGCTATATGCCCTGCCGCGATAAGGTTTCTAAGCCACTGTGCAGCGTAAGGGTCTATCTCATTGTAGTAAACTGTCATCCTGTGACTCCAAAATGTTCACGGATATCGTCTGCTATCAGCTCGAGAGTTGGTTCAATGTAAGCGCTGCCTTCAACAGTTTCAGCACATTCTTTCACAATCAATTCGGCGAATTTTGCCAGCCGGTTGTTATCCCCTTCCCAGTATTTGTGCCAGTCGAAACCAGCATCTTTTGCGATTTTCCTAATTCGTTCGTTCATTCTTTTTCTCCCAAAGTAACCCACATCCTGCTAGTAGAGCCGGGTATCCGGCGTGAGGAAACCAAACCACATCGGCGCATCGTTTGCAGGATGCGCGAAACAACAGGACTGGGCAGGTCAGTGATCTGACTGATCTGTGATGATAAACACTCACCTTTTAGCTGCCGCATTGCCTTTGTAATCTCCCGCACTCTCTCGGCGTGGATTATTTCCTTCGCCTGCTTGCTGGCGTACTTGTAACCCGGCTCATCCGGATCAGCGAACGATACCACCCTTGGTTGAGCAAACCCTCTCACAATGGGTTCTGCTGGAGTCAGCACATCCATGATGCTCATTTCTTTCCCTTTCGCGCCGCCAGTTCTTCCTCAATAATCGCAATCCGCGCTTTGTGGTATTGCAGCAGGCTTGCAGCGTATTCAATGGCCTTAAGAGCCTGGAGCCTCTCGCGGTTAGCCGACCGCAGCTCGCACAACAGTATTTGCTCGTCTGTTTTAGGCAAAAATAGCTTTTTAATAAACTCTTTCATGATTTATCCTTATTTTTTTTTATTTTTCCGTAAACAGGCTCCAAATCTGATTGCATGTTATAAATAGTTGGCTCTACTCCAGCTGGCAATTCCGGAACGATTGTGGCGTCAAAAGTTTCTTTAAATTCCGCAACTACCTTATCGCCAAGGATTGCCTTGTCTTGCAAATCTGTAATTTCCTGACTGCTGTATTGAGGCTGGTTGAATTCTTTTTTGTTTACCCTATTTCTATACGTTATCAAGTTGTTACTGGTTGCATCCATTAATTCCGCAAACCGGCCCAAAAGCACCGGTATATGCCTGTGTTCCTCGCACCCTTTCCGTTGTGTTGATACGTCCATATCTGGCTTTGCCTGGGCGCAACTCCAGCGTGCGTTTCCGTCAATTTCAGGCGTACTATGCGCGCACGTCCTGCAATTTACTTCCGGCGCTTCAGTTCCGTAACATTGATCCCTAAACTTGCAGAATTTACAAGTAAAGTGACTAGGCTCATCTGCCAATGTTACCGGAGGCTCTGGTAGAGTAATAATATTTTCTGCGCGCTGCAAAAACTGTATTGCTTTGCTTTTGTCGTAGATCACTCGTTCAATATGCAATTCGTCTGTATCTTTGCAAACTGCTATATATATTCCTCTGCTTAATTCTGCCAGGTGCATGTAAACCTGCATCTGCGCGTAGTGCTGAGGTTTTGCGAAAGCAATACCATTCTTAATCAACTGAGCAAACTGCTTTGCGTTGCTGGTTTTGCACTCTAATAAATGCGGTGTTTTGGGCGCTTCCAGCAACCCTTTTGCAACACCGTCGAGAGAGCCGCCAAAGTGACCACCGACAGCGCTAAAAGTAAATTGTTTACCGTTATCGTCTTTTTGCCAAACCTCAACATTGATATCCTTTAAATTTTTAATAATCCGATCTTCTTCAAGATGCCCAGTTTCAAACAGTCTTTGCATACGCCCATCAAACGCATTTTTTTTTGCCCATCTAAAATTTAGCCACAGGTAACGATCACACGGATGGCCTATTTCGGACGCGCCTAAATGCGCCCTCGGTTCATTATCGCCGTGTTGTTCGTACCACTTGAAGATTGCTGTTTTAGTGCTGTTTTGCAGATCTGGCAGTTGCATTTTTCCTCCAGTTGGGATGGGGCAAGCAATCAATGCGCGCCCCATACCCTAATCGTTAAAAGGTTGTTGGCTGGACTATTGGCCCCAAGGCTTTGCCGCTTTTACAGCTGCAACTGGTTTCTTTTCCGCTTTCTGCTCCTTTCGTTCTCCCGCGGCCCTATAACCTTTAATGCGATTAGTGTTGTTGCCGTTTGGCCCCATTTCTTGGGCAACATCAATCACCAGCGGGCGGTCATGTAATTCCTCGCTATCTTGTGGGCTGAGAACGCCTACACAATGGCAGATAGCACTCAGCTCTCGCTCGGCAATTTCTACGGCAGTTTTGTTATCGTTTACGAGATTAAGCCTTGCCCACAATTTACGTCCACTGAATTCGTCATTGTTTACAACCTCAAACGTCAGCTGTAAATATTCGCCACTGCCAGATTTGGTGGCCTTCATTTCGCTTTCAGTGATGATCGCCTCGTATTTCCCCGGAGGCAAAGCATCAAATGATTGCTGCGGTTTTACCATGTTTGCATTGAAATTTAGTTGTGCCATTTTTTCATTCCTTTAGTTGGTTTGTTAAGTTTTACTGCTGATTTACTGCTTATTCATCGCATCTTTCAACGCTTGAAAATCAAGAGGCAACGAATCTGGTAATGCATACCTGTTTTTTGCCAGGTATGCAGGTTTCTCTGTCAGATGTAATAACCGCTCTCCAGTGCTGATACCCCGACTCACTTTTGAGTTAAAACCAACATCCGAAGTTTTCACTATGGTTTTGTAGTTGGCGAACCCCACAATATCGCACCACTCCTGCACCAGCGCACTGCTACGCGCTTGCAGTTTTGGTTGATACCGCTCATACGGCTCCACTTCTGGCGAATCAAACCGCTTTATTTCGCAATGTGCGAGCAAGATGCTCGCCATGCCCTTATCGCGTAGTGCTGTAAGATCATCAAGCACTTTACGCCACAGGTCGGCGGCTATTACAGCGCCCTTGCCATAAGCGAGATCCTTAGCCTCGTACTGGCTGTTTATTTGCTCCCAAATAAGATTGTCCAACCAATCCAGACTATCTATTACCACGCTGTGATACTCATGCTCGCCTTGCAGCGCTTTCAACGATTCCTGCACATCTGAAAAATTTTTTGCAAGCGGAAAATGATCCGCTTCGATCTTTCCTAATCCGTCCTCTGTCAAAATAAAAATAGGATTGGGCGCACTAGCGCCAAATGTCGTTTTCCCAAGGCCATGCGGCCCGTAAACCATGATTCTTGGCGCTTTGATGCTTTTATTTTTTGAAATGCTTTTAAGATTGATTGCCATGATAGATAGTCCTTTAGATTGATATGTAAAATGCGTATAAAATTAATGCTCCTGTCACTGCTCCTGCTGCTAACCACTTCAATGTTTCCATTTTTCCTCCGTTGCGTTTAGCTGGTTTTCCTGCTCGATTGCAGAGGCTATTTGCATTGCCAGATCCAGCGTTTTCCAGCAATCTGCCGTCGTGCCTGTTGATTTCACGTGTATCGCGCGCTGACCGTCTGAACGGCTAACCACGCTAATACGGTTTTTTGTTACCACAATCATTTCTCGCCCCTCCAAAATCTATACTCTGGAGAATGGTGAAATCTATAGCCTTCCGAGAAATAGTATCGTTCCCATGCGTCGATCTTGTCTCTGTCTACTGCGATTATTTTGCAGTCGTGACCGTAATTTTTTTGAAATTCTTTTTTTGCTTTTTTACTCGTCGCAGTGACTTCTATTTCAGGCCACTTCTTGGCAGATATGGTGAAGTCTGTTTTCATGGTTAATTGCTTTGTTGTGCGGTTGGTTGAGTTGATTGCGTTTATGGGCATGATAGGCAACTGTTGACGCTGTGTCAACAATTATAACGAAAATAATAAAAAATAGTGTAATATTGCCACACCGTAAACTGGAGAATCCTATATGTACCTCACTGTGACAGATGCAGCCAAACGCCTAAAAGTAAGCCGACAATGGGCTACCACTTTGATTAATAAGGGAAAAATTACGACTACAGTGTTAGCTGGGCGCAGAGTCGTGATAGTGGACAGGGATTTCGCGCAGATGGAACGGGCGAGAAAAAAGGGCGGGTCAAATGACAGAAAATGATTCAATCGTCGAGCTGCATCCTAAAATGTTACTAGAAGCCGCGCTCAAATACGCTCATCGTGGGTTCCGCGTGCTGCCCCTACACGGCATCCGCTCCGGCAGCTGCTCCTGTAGTGATCCAGGTTGCCGCAGCGCAGGTAAACATCCGCTTACCGCTCACGGCGCTACCGAGGCCAGCAGCGATGAGATGACTATTCGAGGCTGGTGGAGCAAATGGCCCACTGCCAACATCGGCTTGGCTATGGGTGACGCGGGTTGTATAGCGCTTGATGTTGACACGCGGCACAACGGGCATCTGACGCTGGAGGCGTTAATACAGGCTAACGGTGCGTTGCCCGAAACGCCTACACAGCGCACCGGAAACGGCTGGCACTATTTATTTCGGATTGCCGAGGAATCGGTCAAGCAATGTCGCGGCAAGCTGGGTGTGGGCATTGACGTCAAAGCTAATGGCTACATAGTAGCAGAGCCGAGTATGCATCATTCGGGCAGGCGTTACGCCTGGGATGATGGGCTGGATGTGCTGGCTGGATTTTCTCCGGCGCAGGCTCC